GCATTTACTAATGATCATCACAAAGATATGCTCTATAAGGCATATAAAGAAAAAGATGGATTGGTTCATGTTGCAGAATGCTTTTCTATGATGCATTTCTTTACTAGTACTGTGAGTGCTAGTCAATTTGAAAAGCAAATGATTAATATTTGGAGAACTGTTTATTGCATTGTGCGTTGGGGACATGTTCCTATGGGTATGAGTCTTTCGGGAACACCATTGAATGAAGCAGTTATTTCCCTACATCATATTCTTCCTGAATTTAAAAAACGTAATAATCTTCAGAAGGTTCAGTGTGTTATTCTCACTGATGGTGAGGCATACCCTTTAAAATATCATAAAGAAGTTCATCGTCACTGGGAAAAAGAACCATTTTTGGGTACGAAGTATATTCAGGGGAGTTGTTATCTCCGTAATCGTAGAACGGGGCGCACCTATGATTTTGATAAGTGTGATCACTGGACAAATATGACTGATATTTTTCTGCAAGATCTCAGTGACACACTCCCAGATATTAATCTGATTGGTATTCGTATTCTTGAATCAAGAGATGCTAGTCCATTTGTTCGTAGGTATCTTGGTTATACTGATGAATATGAAACTGTGATGAAGAAATGGAGAAAAACTAAAACTATGAATATTAAGAAATCCTCTTATTCTAGTTACTTCGGTCTATCGAGTAGTATCATCAATGATGATGCATCATTCTCCGTAGATGAAGGTGCAACCAAGGCAAAAATCAAGACTGCTTTTATGAAGAGTTTGAAAACTAAAAAAATGAATAAAAAGATTTTGAGTGAGTTTATCGAATTAGTAGCATGAATATTTTTGCAACCGATCAATGCCCTCATCTATCCGCGAGGGTTCTTCCTGATAAACACATTGTCAAGATGCCTCTAGAGAGCTGTCAGATGCTCTCTATCATTTATTCAAAGTGGTATTATAACTGGGGAACTCTTCCCAAAGCAGATGGCACTCCTTATTCAACTAAAAAGGGTGCTTTTCGTAATCATCCTTCTACGAAGTGGGCTGCTAGTAGTTTAGAGAATACTGCTTGGTTGATCCAACACGGATGTGCTCTAGCATCTGAATATTCTCGTAGGTATGGTAAACGTCATACTTGCACTAAAACTTTATTTGAAGCAAAGAAAATATTTCATAGCAAAACAGAACAAGCAATTGTATGTTATAATATGGCAAGTGATTTTTCCCGTGCTATGCCGGATGAATTCAAGTATGATGATAGTGTAGATACTTTTACAGCATATAAGATGTATATTGCATCTAAACCATGGGTTAAAGATAACTATCTTCGTATTCCTAGTCGTAAACCTCAGTGGGTATGAGTGATACTGAAAAAGATACTAAGCAACAAATTTTAGAATTGTTAGATCAAAATGTTAACGATTACCATGAATTGCCACATTATGGGTTAATTCCCGACTGGTATAAGCGATATTGGGAGTTACACATGCTTCTTAGAGAATACTTTAATGAAGATGATGCTAAATAAAAATGATATTCACTTCATATTGTAATGGCTAGATTAACACCTAAAGATGCTGCGGGATTGATGGATGCATACCGAAAGGTACATACTCCACCACCAGAAGGAGAACCACCAACAGCGCCACCAACAGAACCTCCTGTAGATAATCCTCCAGCGCCAGTAGCTGATAAAGATTCATAAAATTGATAAATAGTCCAAAAGTACTTTTATAGAACCATGAGCAAGTTTGGCGATCTACTAAGAGGCACTAGTGCCCCTGTTCCTGCAGAACCTCCTGCACCTGTACCTGAACCAGTTGTTGTCGAAAATCCCGATGAAAGTGATGATATCGAAGCAACAAAACCTGCTCCTGAGATTGAACTCAAAGATATGAGCAAGATAGAACTGGAAGAGTTAGGGAGAACTATGGGTGTGGAGTTGGATAGAAGACTATCTCAGACTAAACTTGTAAAGCAGATTGAAGAATTGATGGAATGATATCCAATTTTCAAACTGGACACCGGGGGGTCTTGAGACCCCTTTTTTCGTCTATAATAACCTCAGTTAAACAAAACAACTAGACCATGCCTTTTGAGATGAAGATGACTGACAATCAAATCATTGATGGACTTCGCGATCTCTATGGTTCTGAGTTTACCGCAGCAGAAATTCGTGGATTCTGCGCATCACACGATATTTCTTACCAAACAGTTACTAAGCGTTTGAAGCAATATAATGTTTCAAAGGGCAAATGGAATCTGGAGGTAACAAAGGAAACGGTACAAGAACTTGAAACAAGTTATACTGCACCTGCTGCACTTCCTGCAGCTGAACAAAATCTTATCCCCGCTAAAGATGATACCTTCGTCCAGTTTGGTAATTTCTCAGATCTTAAAAAAATTATTAAGTCCCGTCTATTCTATCCATCATTCATTACTGGTCTCTCTGGAAACGGCAAAACATTCTCAGTTGAGCAAGCGTGTGCAGCGTTGGGTCGGGAACTCATCCGTGTAAACATTACTATCGAAACTGATGAAGATGATCTTATTGGCGGTTTCCGCCTTGTCGATGGCGCAACCGTCTGGCATAACGGACCAGTCATTCAAGCCCTCCAGCGAGGATCTGTATTGCTCCTTGATGAGATCGACCTTGCCTCTAATAAAGTTCTCTGTCTCCAATCTATCCTTGAAGGAAAAGGAGTTTTCCTTAAAAAGATCGGACGGTGGGTTGAACCTGCAAGTGGATTCAATATTATCGCCACAGCAAATACTAAAGGTAAAGGTAGCGACGATGGACGATTCATTGGAACTAACGTGCTCAACGAAGCCTTCTTGGAGCGTTTTCCCGTAACATTTGAGCAAAACTATCCTGCCCCTTCATCAGAGGCAAAGATTCTTTCTAAAGTTGCTGATACTGTTGGTGTTAAAGATGATAACTTTATTTCCCGTCTAGTTGACTGGGCAGATATCATTCGTAAGACCTTCTATGATGGTGGTATTGATGAAGTTATCAGTACTCGCCGTCTGGTTCATATTGTTCGGGCATATAGTATCTTTGATAGCAAGGCAAAGGCAATTGAGGTTTGCGTGAATCGTTTCGATGATGAAACTAAGCAGGCATTCATGGAACTGTATGATAAAGTTGATGCTGATTTTGAGATGCCTGCAGTAGAAGATGTTGTCAAACTTACTCAGGAGTGATATAATGACTAATGCTTGGAGTTTCCTTTACGATGAATTAAAAATGAACGAACTTAATCTTTCTACTACCAATACTACATTTCCTACTACTGTGAGTAGTGATACAATCAATATTGATGGTGTTGATTATTCTGCAGTCTATGATAGTTTTATGTCTGCAGAACTTCCCTTAAACTCTCTTTCTATTGACTTGAATACAGAAGAAAAAAGTAAATTGAATAAGTACAAGTATAGTGAGGATGTAATTCTTGAAGAGCTAAAGGATTACATTGCTAGTACATACCAGCAGCACTACTCTGCTGGTGACGACAAAATCCAGACACTTGATCTAATCGAAGCGTGTGGTGATGGTGAACCATTCTGCCGCTGCAACATTCTCAAGTATGCCTCTCGCTATGATAAGAAAGGCACTGCTCGCCGTGATATCATGAAGATCCTGCATTACGCAGTTCTCCTGATGCACTTCAATGATAAAAACGCTCAACGTGAAACCTACCCCCAGTGATCAATTGAATTCTAATAATATGAAACTGTCTGATAAGACCCTTACTGTTCTAAAGAACTTTGCTGGCATTAATAATTCTATCCTTGTAAAAGAAGGAACTCAATTGCGTACAATTTCTGTTGCTAAGAATATTCTTGCTGAGGCAGATATTGAAGAAGAGTTTCCTCGCGAGTTTGGAATTTATGATCTAAATCAATTCCTAAATGGTCTTAGCCTCCATCAGGATCCTGATATGGACTTCAGTGAAGATTCATATTTAACCATTCGTGAGGGCAAGCGCAAGGTTAAGTATTTCTTTGCAGACCCTCAGGTGATTATTTCTCCACCTGATAAGCAGATCAATCTTCCATCGGAAGATGTTCACTTTCAACTGGAGAGTAGTTCTCTTGACAAACTTCTCAAGGCAGCAGCAGTATATCAACTGCCTGATCTATGTGTTGTTGGTGAAGCGGGAGTTGTCAAACTAGTTGTTCGTGATAAGAAAAACGATACATCTAACGACTTCTCTATCATTGTTGGTGAAACTGATAAAGAATTTACTTTCAATTTCAAAGTAGAAAATATCAAGATCATTCCCGGATCTTATGATG